AAATAGAGGTAAAAATAGTAAAAATAGACAAAGAATCTAAGAAAGTCGACTTTACTATGTAATTAACTTGAATATATAGAAAAAAGAAGGTTACATTGAAATTCGATAGTCTATCATATTCCCCATTATTTGAAAACACTTTAGTGAGAATCATATCGGAATTTAATTCTGATATGACTCCTTCTAATGTATTAAAGGGGTTATCCAAAGCATTGAAACGAAAAGTTTCAACCGATGTACCTGGATCTTATAATGCTAACATAAGTCGAGGAGATGATGGAGTTTATCGTTTGGAAACTACATTCCTCACGTACAGAGATTCTAGACTTATTTGTCTTAATCTTTTTTCGTGGATTGAAAGAAATGGATTCACAGAAAAAAATAATAACTTCTTTGTTGATATTAAATTTATCGATAAAGAAGCAGGACCATTCAAAGGAACTCTATTTTTCAAGGGAATCTCTGTTGAAAAAATTGATAAACTAAAATTCATTCTAGAATTTAATGAAGATGCTGTTTATAAAGCATTTCCATCTAGAAAATATGGATTCAATACTAAGAGTATTCAGAAATTTGATATTAATCAAAGATTTGTTCCTAAAGAAGAATCTGTAGTAGATCCTAAATTTTATTCGGTTCCAGATACAAAAGAATGTGGAGTAAATTTCGAACTTTTAACAGAAGGATTCCTTAGACTTCAATATATAGGAGGTAAGGAATATGAAAAGAAACCTACTGAAATACTCGACATAATTAGTGAATTTTGTGTTGTTTCGTGGAATTCTACATTTAGATCTCAATACACAAAAGAAAATATCCTAAATTTTGAAAAACTTATTTTGAAACAAAATAAAATAAGAGAATCCTATTTAGATTACGCTGTATTCAAACAAAAATTTCCAAAAGTTAATTTCACAGTAGATTTATTAGAAAATCCAAAAACTCTAGATTATTATTATTCTGTTCTTAGGGATAGGATCTATGATTTCTTAATTTCAGCAAAATTCAAGGATAATGAATTAGAAATGAATTATGATACGACGCTTTCAGCTTTACAAATAAGAGATGGTGAGATTAAATCTACAGGAACTATCAAAGATATTGAATTTGTAAATTGTAAGATTCAATATGGTAATTTTCAAAATTGTGTTTTTTATGATTGTGAAATTACTGATTGTCGATTAATAGAATGTAACATTTATTTAGATTCTGTGGTTAATAGATGTTTACTAATCAATTCCATGGCAAATAGAACAATTGTGTTAAATAATACAGATGTTGATGGTATGAATTCTGTATTAAATGCTAAAATGAACGGTGGAGTTTTTTATAAAGGTAAACTAGGAATCTTTGCTGAAATAAGTAAAAATACTACAGTTATTCAATATGAAAGATTAAAACCTGGGTATTTTGTTGCTGGTGATACTGTAATAATTCCTACGAAAAAATATATTAAGCCATGAGTTTTGAATATGATAAATGTGAAAATGGTCAACCCTATACAACTGACGAATTTATCGCTTTAGTACAACAGGAAATATCTGTTGCTTGTGCATTGCCATTTACTGTTCCTGTTAAAGAGATTGAGAGAATTATTAAATTTTCTTCTGAATGGTTCTATAAAAAATACGAAGATGCCGTGGAAGAGAGATTTGTTATTATTCCAAAAACAATGTTTCAATCCGATGAATTTAAGAAGAGTCGAACAGTTACTGTTCCGGAATGTGTATTTTCTATTTTTGCTGTTAAAAAAATGAGAGAAGATTTCGGTAGAACTTACTCTTTCGATGGTACAGGTGACTTTGGTGTTGAACGTTTATTTCTATCTGATTCAGTTTCTATCGGACAGGGAACAGAAAACATGATGTATTATGTACTTAATTTATCTTGGTTAGATTTAGCGAATCACATAATCAATCACACTGTAAGTTATAATTATAATCGTAATTCTCATAAGTTATTCTTTTCAGGAGAAACTCCTGATAGAGATTGTGTTTGTCAAGCATATATAAAACTTCCATTTGAATTTCTTTTTGCTGATGAGATATTCTATCGATATGTTGTTGCTAAATGTAAGGTGCAACTTTCAAGAATTCTAGGTACATTTGCTTTTAATTTACCTGGAAATATAACAATTAATTATGATTTGATTCGAACTGAAGGAACTGATGAGATAACAAAAATAGAAGAAGAAATTAAAGCTGACGAAGGAATGGATTTCTTCTTTACATCAGGGGGATCATAGATTTGATCAAGAGTAACATTAAGATGACCTCTAGTGAACTAAAATAATAAAATAATAATATACTATATATGGCTTTGGATATCTATTTGAGACTGCCACAAGACCCAAATTACAATGCTAATTTTCTAGAAGTAGAAGATGACATTAGTAATTTTGTTCAAATGATAGAAATGTGTTTGACTACAATCCCTGGAGAAGTTCTAGGCGAGCCTGAATTAGGATGTAATCTTGAAGGATATCTATGGAATCCATATATAACAGTAGGAACAATAAAAAACGACATAATGTCACAGGTTAGAAGATTTTGCACTAATAGTCAACTTGCTATTCCTTTCAATGTAAATGTCAATTTCATCAGGGGGGATATCTCTGATTCGATTTTAGTTGACATAGAAGTTGATGGGAGGTCAGTTTTAGGAATTGCCGCATCCCCTAATCCTGATTCACAAATATCACTTAATGTATAAAGATGAGCAATAACATTCTAAGACCCAATAAACTTAAATTCGGAGAGATATTTCTACAAATAAAAAATTATCTTGTAGAAACCTATAATCAAACTGGGGATATATTCTCAGCAGCTTCTCCATATGGACAAATTTTAGTAGTAATGCAAAATTTCGTTCAGTTAATTTTCCTCTATTTAGAAGATTCATTAGTCGAATTAAATATCTACACTGCAACAAAAAGGCGATCTATATATGGATTTGCTAGACTTGCAGGACATAACCCAACTAGATCTATTTCTGCTGAAGGAACTATAAATGTAAAATGGAAACCTTCAATATCCGAAGTTAATTTCTCTTATGCTACCATACCTGACAAAACTGTAATAATTTGTGATTATAATGGCCTTCCTTATATTATTAGGATTTCTAATGATATGGATAATATAAAGATAAAAAAATCAGAAAGGTCTTTCATTCCTCTAAAAATTATTCAGGGATCTTTGGAACAACAAACAAAGACAGGAACAGGATTAGAACTTCAATCTTTCAGTATTTTAGCAAAGAAAGAAATTGATAATGAAAATATAAAAATAACTGTAAACGGCGACCCATATGAAATAGTCGATTCACTTTATGATATGACTAAAGGCAGTAAACAATGTATGGTTAAAACTGGACTGACTGATGGTATCGATATTTATTTTGGAAATCGAGATTTTGGAACTATTCCTAATAGAGGTGCTAATATAACAGTGGAATACATAACAACGGACGGATTTGGTGGTAACGTATTCGGTAAAACTGATGATATTACATGGAAATGGGCAGATCCTTTATACACAAATACAGGTGAAGAATTAGATCCAAATGAATACATTAACATTACTATAAACAAAACAATAGTTCTTGGAGCAGATGCTGAATCCCCTGAATTAACTAAGCTAATAGCTCCTAAAACAAGTAGATCTTTTGTTTTAGCTAATCCAGAAAATTATGTAAATTTCTTTTCGAGATTCAATTACTCGTATGTTGATGCTTATACAACCTATGATGATGAATATATCGATGATGATAACGTTATCTATCTTTTTTTAATTCCAAACATCGAAAAAAGACTCCAAAAAAATTCAGATTATTTTACAACAAATCTTATTAATTTCTATCTAGATGAAGATGAAAAAGCTGCACTTTATAGATATATTAATTCTTCAGGCCAACAAATCATATCTTCTGAGCTATCAATAATAAATCCCATTCTTACTAAATATGTTATGAATGTTTTTCTTAGAATTTATGATACTTCCAATCCTGTTTCCGTATCAAACGAAGTTACAACTCAAATAACAGATTATCTTCTAAGAGTAAAAAGAAGAGATAAAATTCCAAAATCGGATTTGATAGCAATTTTAGAAAACATAAAAGGAATCGATTCTGTTAATCTTTCTTTTATCTCAGAAGTTAATGAGAAGGCTATAATCGATGGATATTACTTCAAAAAAATAGAAAGTTTCGATGGAGTAAGAGGAATAAAAACTGTACAGGAAGTAAAAGTTTTAGTTCCTACCAATACCGATCCTAATATCGGATTAGATGATTTTGGCGATATTGTTATAGGTAAAAATGAAATGCCAGTTATGAGAGGGGGTTGGTATGATCGATTCGGTAATTATTTTGAAGATGGATTAAGCGATTCAACTTATTCATCAGTGAATATAATTGTTAAAGAAGTCATAAAAGAGACAATAGCTATTAAACAAATGAATGCAAATAAAACAGCACTTAAATAATGTATAAAGATTCAGTATACACAAAAATATATCAATCTAACGATAAGATAAAAGATACGGGTTATGATTATAGATCTGAAGGGATGATTAATAAATTCTTTTCGAATCGAATGTTTGGTAATCCTGGAATGGATGGATTTCTTAATAGAATCGAGCCTTATTTTATTGAAATGACAGATTCAGTTAAAGCTATTCAATTTTATAACAATTACACACTAGATAAAAACGACGGAAGCATAAATCTATAAAATGTACAAATATCTAAACTTTTTCAATAAAAAAGGTGAATACTGCAATTTCGAATACCTTGAAGCAAGTGATAAATGGGTTGGTCGTATAGATTTCAATACCGTATCAGAAGGTCTTATTGAAGATTTCCAATTGTATATCATGGAAGAGGTGTATAATTCTTCTTCGCAATCTTATGAGTATGTATATCCTATAGGATCTACTTCACTCCCTAGCAACGGAGCTACTGCTTATTTTACATCTACAAATCCTATAACAGAAATGTTCCTTTATGATTTTGATTTAGGTGCAACTGCAAATACTTTGACTAAGTCGTATTCTATGGAATATAATTTCGATTCTGTTGCGTATTCGATAGGAACTACAGGAGTTAAAGATGGAATAAAAGAGGTAACAACTATTAATTCAGTTCCAATTCAAGTAAATCTTGGATTTTCTCCAATGACTGAAAGGGGTTATAGTTCAGTTGTTTTTATCAAAGACGCAGATGATAATATATTTGCTGAAATTCTTTTATATGGCGAAGGTGAAGAAGAAGATCAACGTTTAAGAGATTGGTTAGCTGCTTTAGGAGGAGATCTTTTACCACAAGATGAATCGATTTTTGATGAATCGGATGTTAATGAAATAAAAACGAATTGGTCTTTATTCAATAAGAAGAGAAAGGAAATGTTACTTGAGTATTCTAACATATATCCTTACTTAGGATCTTATAAAGCTCTCATAAATATCATTAAATTCTTCGGTTATCAAAATCTAAGAATGAAAGAATACTGGTTAAATGTTGATTCTGAAAGTGTTTATTTCGGTAAATTCAAACAAATGAACATATCCGATGTTTTTACTAAAGATGCAAATTTCAATAATACGTCTCTCATTCCGAGTAAAATTTATAAGAAAACTAATAAATTCGGTCTTTATTATGACATAACAATAGAATCAGGAGATTATGATGATGATGGAATTCCTATAGTCGAAGAAGTTTTTTCATACACACCTCAAGAAATTTTGATTAAAATCTTCGCATTAAAGAAAAAACTTCAAAATTATTTCTTGCCTGTAAATGCTAAAATTGTTGATATTATAGGTGAAGCAGTTTACTTTGCTAAATACGATACAAATGTATGGAACGATCAATATAGAATTGATAAAATCGAATTGGGACTTAAGCCTTCATTCGAAGTTCTTCCTTCACCTTCCGGATTCTTACAAGATCTAAGATACTTAAATTTCTTCGGATGTCCAGTAGGTCCAGACCTAACAATAGGAGGCCAAACAAACATTCTTTCCTGGTATGTAACACTTAATCCTAATGGGATTAATGTAGGTGGAATGCCTACACCTTTAGATACAGTTCAAACTTTTAGATTTGTTTTTTATATTCCTACAGGAACAACTGCAACAGTAGATACGGTAATTGAAAGAGATCCAAATACAGGGAAATACATATATACTGATTCAGAAGTAGCAGATTTGATTATTAAATCTCTTAGGGATGATTCATATGTTGGATCTAATTTTACGATATATCAAGAAGGAGGTGATTCAGGAACTATTAGAATTGTACAAAAAGAAGCAATAGGTGATGGATCAATTTATGTTACTTGGATGAGTAATACTTCAGGATCTTTCCCACAGGCAACTATACAATATACAGTTCCGACAATATCAGGTGGTGGAGGAACCGCAGCCTCTATAAACGTTTCGACTGGACCTTCAGGCTCTTTTGGAGCCTCAGGTGCACCTATAAGTTATTTTGCTGATTGTTTCTTAGGTTATTTTGATAAAGCAAATATACCAATAAGACAATTAAACGACGACGAAGATATTCCAATTGGATATCCAATCACACTTAACAATAAAACTTTCGATATTAATTGGGATGATGCTAATGTAACCTTCAATCAAATCGATCTAGTTGGACCCACTAGTGGAACTCTATATGGATCTTTTAATTTATCTCAAACTATCTCAGGTTGGACGTCATCTCCAGGATCAACGAGTAATCCTATATACGTCGGAGCAACAGGCTTTCCTACTTTGTTTCCCTCCCAATTCAATTACAGTTGGCAAAGCCTTGGTTATTATGGATATTACGAAATGCAATGGATTATAACTAAGGTTGCTGATGATACTCCTGCTTTCTCTTTTGATAGTGGAAAAATTGGAATAGAAGATGGAGATAATTATCCTGTGATCCTCCCTTATGTAGGATTCTATAAAGTAGAACTTTACATGTGGGATAGTTATAATACGAAATCTTTCTTAATTAATGAAGATATGATTGAAGTTAAAATGAAAGAATCTGACTTTATCGGATGGTATCAATTCAGAGAACTCGATTATAAATTAAACACAAGAAAATACGATGTACAGTTAGATTTTATTCCGCCCCCTCCATTGAATGGAATAACACCTCTTAAACCTCTATTAACTTGGGACGAATATGCATCTACTTGGGATCTTCCTTTACACCCAAATGAATCAATTGATATGGCAGATATGAGTTATAATTCTCTAGACTCATCTGAATTTTACAAAACAATCACGGATCCTTCAAACAATCCTCTAGTTGATAGATTCCCTTACACATATAATTTGATGAGTCTTCTTCCAAAATGGGATGATCTTTATCATCTTTGGTGGGATGGAATAGGAACTAAAATAACTCAATGGGAAATTAAGAATGTAACAGGTCCTACTGCTCATATATTTATGACTAAAGGAAATACAATTCTAGATGTTAATTCTATCGATGTTCATTATGAACAAGGACCCACTGGTTATACAGGAGCTACAGGAGCTACAGGATCTACTGGATCTACTGGGGATATTATTGTTTCTAATGCAAATAGAAGAACATATCAATATGACGGAACAAATTGGGTCTACATAATCGATGTTGTTGATTCTTATGAGATAACAGGACTTATAGGATCTACTGCGGATAATATGTTATCAATAGTAAAGGAACTTAATCAAATAATGCCTTTTGATGGAATAAATCATCCTTTCTTAAATGATTTCATCTATTATTACAATGAAGATTATGATAGCAACTATCAATTAATTCCTTATATTCGATCAGTTTCTAAAGACTTCGATCGAGGAGGAAGACACAAAATTAAATTGGATGGTGCAACAGGAGATAATAAATCGTATGAGACTGTTTATTTTGGATATGTCGGTGATATCCCTACACATTTTGAAATTTATAAGATTGAGTCTCTAGGACCGACAGGTAGCATATTAATAAATGGAATGAGTTCTCCTTATTTAATTGGATCAACTTCTTTAATGGATTTAGCTGATGAACTTAACGGACCTACTGCTCAAGGAGTAGATGGAATAAATAATTTTCAATACAACCTTGTTCTAGGATATTCAGGAGCTACAGGACCTACAACTTCCTCTATAACTCCTAGCGAGATAAAAATTCAAGCTATCTCAAAAGCATTTACTAGTCCAAGTGAAACAACAGTTGAATTTGTAGATATTATTGGAACTTCGTATGGTAGATCAATAATTAAAAATCCAACATGGGATGAAGTAAGAATTCTTAAATATGCACAAAATTTACCTCTATGTACAGTGGTTAATTTCACATATGATAACTCTGTAATAAACGGAAAGAAGAATCCTAAATGGAAACTTACAAAAGAAGGAGATTCGAACTTCACGGATATATACTACAATAATAAGTATTTCTCCTATATGTTCAACGAAAAGGGTAGTTACACCGTTTCACTTGAGCTAGAAGATACAAACGGTAATAAGAAATCAGTAACAAAAAAAGAAATAATAAAAATAATTTAACATGGCAATCACAACAACAACATTGAACGGAACAGATTCAGTATCGGCTTCAAGGATTACCCTTAATGACAACTTTAATACAATTAAGGAGGCATTAAACGATGTATTGAGCATTATTGACATTGCAACAGGAAAAATAAATAACTACGGATACGGGAGTAATAATGATATGGAAACTGAAGATCTTATTGTTAGAGGATCTGTTAGTGGTGGTATTAATGTTATATCTGGGAATGTAGCTGTAGGTGCAGGAAATGTCGTTATAGGTGCAAACAATTATCTACAAATTGGTGCAGGGACTAATTCTATTTATTTTGAAAAATTAACTAAAACCTATGCAGTTTCTGGATCTATTCCAACTATCAACTTTTCCGGTAGTGGAGTTACAGGACCAACTGCTTCAGGACCTGTTGGTTATATGACATTACCTAGAATGACTACTGCGGATATTAATTCTATCGTAAGTCCTCTTGAAGGATCTATCGTATACGATTTAACATTAAATGCTTTTGTAGGATGTACTGGATCTAGTGCAACTGCTGGTGGTAGTAACTGGGCAATTTTATCATAAAAATAAAAATAATTGAATGGCAACTCCGCTAATTAATGCGTTAAGAGTCCAAGGTGGAACGTTTTACACATTTACTTCGGCATCAAATGATATTTCAAAAACATTTACTGATGACGATGCTAGATTTGTATTCTCTAAATTCGCCTTATTAGATATCCCTGACGTTGCAACTCCTACGTCAAATCAAAATTACATCGTATGGGAAGCTTTAGGTGTATTAAATAGTCCCGGTCCTACATCGTATCCAAATTCATCAGTTCCTTCAGCTGATATTAATTCTGATAATAACATAAATCTAGCACAATCTTTTCAAAATTACGTTTTGAATTTAGAACAGCTAATTTTAGACGGAAGTAATAATCTAGCTCAGGCTTATGATATGAGTCAAAAATGGTCAACTTCAGAAAGATTATTTTGGAAGTGGATGGCTAACATAAATGCTATGCGATTCAGAACTGCTACTGCTGCTGAATCAACAGTTACAAATAGATTCACCGAAGAAGATCAATCTACTTTCTATAAGCGAGTTGTTAAATATATAGGGGATGTTGATATTGTCAATTCCGTTTCAAGGGATGGTCATTCATATAGCGAAGTTTATCTTAATGTTCCTGTAACACACGGTAATACACCTCTTGTACTATTCAAAACATACCAAGATTCTAATTATGCTCCAGGTAGACAATGGAGCAACGGTAACGTTTATCTCGAAGGAAGAAATGCCGGATCCGTTCACCCTACTGGACTTTCGATGATAGCTTATTATGATAATGATGTTATAGATGCATATCTTTCAGAAGGAACTTTTGGAAATCCTACAAATACTTCTCTTTATGCAGCAGCAACTGCATTATCTCTAAAACCTGTTCTACTTTCTGGAATGGACGGAATTATTCTTGATACTGATGCTGATTCATATAAACCGATTGTAGATGATCCAAATATCTCTTTAATATCAGAATTCAATGCTTCTGATGCTTCTGGGGATTTCGCATTCAATGCCGCACTCGTTTATTATGACGTTTATAGTTCATCAAATCCTATGGATCGAGCAAGAAACCTATATGGAATTCTTGTTTTAGACGATTATGTTAATCAAGTATCAGCACCATCTTACCTTAAAAGATTCGATAAATATAAACCTAATAAAATTACGAAACTTAACGGTAACGGATACGGTTTGAAATTGAATGTTAAATTCGATACTTCTGCTGATAATGTAGGTGTTGAAACTATCATTAATGATTATAACACATTCTCAATGGATCTATTCATTGATGCTTCAACGAGAATGCAAGAAGCTGCTGAAATGTTCTTATCTCAAAATCTACAGATTATTGAAATTAAGCAACAAATATCGGCTTTACAACAATACTATTTCTCACAGGGTGATATCACGGGACTTTCTCAAAGATTATCCGCTTTAGAATCTTCTTTGAATAATGCTCAATTAGCTTTTCAATCAAGTACAACTTTACTCGATTTGATTAATATGAATGCAGATAATATCAATTTGATCGTCTCTGGAAATTTATCAACTAATTTAACTTACAACACAGATGTTCTTAAAGGAGGGGATGGTATTCTACTTGATAAATCAGTTCCTAATCAAGTAAAAATAATTAATCGTACTCAGGCTTATAACAACTTTATGTTATGTGGTAATTCATCTAATAATATCGAAACTACTACGAGTAACGGACAAAATTATGCAACTACAAATCTTGTTGATAATAACATTCTTGTATTAGGAACATTTACAAATTCATTTAGACAAACTAATCAAAACCCAGATCCTGTAACAGGAATTGAAACTTTCGCTGATACTGTGTATATAAATATAGACGATAAAAATGTTAGATGGAAGAATGGACAAATGCTTAAATTTGTTTTTAATGAGAAAATAAATAATGGCGGTTTCAATATCATATTCAGAACAGATTCACAAAATGCTTTAGGTAATGGAACTTATGGAAAAATAATGACTATTATTTCTCCTGCAATGTTACTTTCTGATAGACCTATATTTGAAATTTACTGCACAGACGAAAATCAATATCTATTTAACGTAGACGTAATAAGATAACATGGATACTAAATACTCACTAACAACACTATTAAACGACCTCTTAAGGTTACAGAACAATTCATATCAGATTATCTCTAAGGTATCTGATTTGGTATCTTCTAAATCAGACACTATTGAAATGCCTGTATTGGATGCTAATGGCGTAATTCAATCTGTTCAGGTTCCTTCTTTCGGAGCTATTAAAGATCAACTTACTCGTCTGGAATCAGATGTTAAATCCATTGCAGGAATAGGTGAAACCGAATCTTCAGTTAGACTTTCGGATGGATCTTTTAGAAAAATCCTAGTTAGTAATTTTCAAAGAGAAGCTGCAGATATTAAATCTATGCCAGTTCCTATTTCTTTTAACACAAAAGAAAATTGGTTTTTTGAATCTTTTTTGAATCCTCTTCTTTATGTTTCTTTTAATTTAGGCGATCAAGTTAAATACAACACCGAAAACGTCGAAGTTTCTCGTTATATTCTAAATATAAATAGTGATGCACAAAAACAATCATTTAACAATAACTTCTTAAGTAAAGCAGACATTCAATATGAAAATTTCGCTAAGGTTCTTATTGCTAATGGAATAACCTACTTCTTAGATCAAGACGTAGTTCCTTTACCTCCTAGATCATTAAGATATTTTGGTAACTTTGCAGTAACAAAAATTACTGACGATACAGTTACTGAACAAATTGATAATGTTAATTATTCAAAAAGAGTTATTAGAGTTCAACTTGATTCTTTAACTTATAACGATTCACAATCTGAATTTTTAGGAACACAATCTCTTAAAATTGGAGATTCCCTTATCGTTAATTCGGGAAGACAAAATACTCGATATGAGATTACACAAATCGAATCTTCTACGAGAACTGTAGGTGTTAGATTAATTGAAGGTGCAGATCCTATTACAATCGGAACCAATATATTCTCAATTTATTCAGCTGATGAATCTCCTGTTAATGTAAATGTTAATATAGGATTCGATGAATATACCGTTGTCTTCATTAAACCTATTGATCCGGATTCTAAAATTTCAGCTGTAAATTGGTCTCCTGGTGTTGGATTCTATACATCAGACCTAAAAACTAAAAATGATGTTGGTGAAGATATTGCACTTAGCACATATTATCAAAATGAGGTTGTTGATTTTGGATCTTATCTTTATTCAATAGCTAAAGATGGAGTAATTCCTACTTCTTTAGGTATCGAACCAGATTCTCCGGATTTGAATGTAGAGAATTTCAAAGTTGTTCAGGTTAATCAACACCTAACAGACAATTCTGTTCTTTCGGATTTGAAAAAACTCCAATCGGATAAACAAAGAATTCAATCGGATCTAAGATCAACGGATAAATCTATTAAAGAACTTAGATCGAAGATTCAAACTACGCAATACGCATCTCAGCAATTAAAAGAAACTGATCAAAATCAATTAAGTACTTTGATCAATCAAAGAGATTCCCTTTCGTCTCTCTTTTCTTCTACTATTGATGATATTAATACTATTGGAGTTTCTAATTCGGTTGATCAACTTACGCCTAAATATAGAATTAGAGGATTCTTCCCTATGCCTATTGCAAAATCCTCGGATAGAACATCCCCTCAAGAAGTTGTACAATTTATTGTACAATATAGATATTTAAGTAAAGAAGGTGGAGCTAATCAACCTGAACAAATCAATTTCTTGGATCAGGACGGACAAACTCGTAGAGGAACTTTTTCTACTTGGGTAGAAGTTCGATCTGAAGTAAGACAAAGAAAAACCGACCCTACAACAGGTCAAGTAACTTGGGCTATTGAAGATCTAGAAAATGCTGATTCAGTTAATATAAATTCGGTAGATATTCCAATCTCATTTGGTGAATCTGTAGAATTTAGAATTAAATCTCTTTCTGAATCTGGATGGCCAGTATCCCCTAAGGAATCTGAATTTTCAGAAATTATGAAAATAGAATTTCCTCCAGAATTCGAATCTTCTCCAGATGCCGGATCTATTCTTTCCGAAGCAAATGATGAGAAAGTAAGAGTTGAGCTACAACAAGATCTTGATGCATTAGGTATAAAGAAACACGTTGCAAATCAATTCGAACAAAATGGAAAATTCTTTGCTCATCCATCAACCGAAATTTCTTCTGGATTCTTATCTCCTGAACAAAATGTTATTGCTCTTTTTGATAAGCTAATAGCAATGGATTCAGAAATCGCTAGATTGACTGCATTATTAGAAGCTTCGAGAGGTGTTCTTGTTGTTAGAGTAATCGACGAAGCTGGAACAGAATATCAAGTTCAATCTAATACAACGTTGAAACTTTTTGCTGGAAATTATAAGGATGAGGTTGCACAAAGAACAGTTAAAAAAGGTGCAATTATTTCTAAGAATTATTTTGTTAAAATGTTTAATGATTCCGCAAGTTCTCTTGAAATGTATGCTAGATATTGGGGAAATCGAATTTATAAAGCTAATGAATCTTGGTCAGGTGGAACAGCTTACAATTCAAACGACACAGATTATAATTTAACGAGAAGATATGATCGAGTTCCTTTAGGACTTTCTAATCCTTCATTAGATGATGTATCTTCTTATGGATTTGTTAGGGAACTTCCACAACAATCTTCTCAAGTTCTTGGTGAATTTATTTCTTCTAGATATGTTTCTATTGATGGCAAATCTAATCTTTATGGTGCTGTTAGTGGAGCTACAAATGGTGTTATTGATGCATTTTCTCAAACTTCTAATTCTTCGCCTTATTTTGCTTCTAATATCGATGATTTAGAATGGATAAATGATCTTACTATACAAGATGCTATATCATCTACTGCTGGTATTGGATCTTCTGCATCTGATTTTATTTGGAAAGGATCTTTAACTGGACCTACAACAATTTCGAACGTGATTCCTTTATTAGATGGATCCGTAATTAACGATTATGATGATACAATTCTTATTCATATCGATCATCCTGCTATAGATGATTGGAATCTTGAATCAGATCCTAATTCAGCTGCTAATTTAGATGTAAGAAATTCTATTTTAGGAAATGTTATTTCTGGTTCTACTGGATCTCTATATCAAACTCCTTTATTTTTTGAAGGTGTAGGTGGAACAGGAGATCGATACGCTAAAATAGCTTTTGATGTAAATGATCAATATCTTCTAGGACCTAAATCCGTTGGTTGTTATTTGTTTATGAATCCTACTTCACATTCGGATATAGTTGTTGATGGATCAGATTCCCTATCAGTTAGAAGAATTACTTTTGGTGAAGAACAAGCAATAACTATTCCTATTACTTTCCAATATAGAATGACAGATTATTTTGGAGTTGGAAATGTAGGTATTGGTAACATTTCTGGAGTTAGAAACTTTTCTAAAAATGCTAATTTAGTTTACACAAAGAAAATAGGTTTCGATATATACAGCAATCCAATCAATAAAGAAAGGTTTTCTTTTGATATAGAGGTAACAGCTAGATATTATTCTAGAACTATCGTTGGAAAAGATCTTCCTTCTAGAACATTCGATACTGCATTGGATGATTTGAATAAAACAATCAAGTCAATAACACCTAGAACTACTAGGAACGAAACTCCTGTACAGCTTAGAGGTACCAAAGGTGGAGATTCGAATAGATAGAATAAATAATTGAAATGAGATGCCTAATCAAATACTTAAAAGAAGTTCCTTCGGATTACTTAGAACAAATCCTAAGCTAACTACTAATATAAAAATAATTGCCGATTCAAAGAATAGAATCTATTTAGAGACTATTGACGCAAATCCACTTTTAAGTAAATCAATATACAAAGGTTTTGAAGTTAGTGGTAACGGATCATATTCTTTCGATTTAAGAAGATTTTTTTCTCAAGGTAGTAGAACTCTACCAGAAGATATCGCATACAGTATTTTTGAAGAAGATCCCTCAACATCCGTAAAAGATAGATTCAATAAGCAATACGATTTCACTTATGGATATGGTATGTACCCTAAAAACAGTCGTTTATATTCCGAAGAATACTCTCTCTTTGCACCAATTTGGGTCGAGAAAGATTCTATTCCTGATTATTTCTTAATTTTCAAGATGGACGATCCTGTTACTTTTAATTCTTTACCATATTCTACAACAAATCTAGATACAAATCCTCTACTTAATACATTAGTAGAAGATCCTTCTAATTTCTTTGATAATGTATTAAAGAAAGCAAGAATAATCAAGAAATTTGATTTGACTGATAAGACTGAAATTGGTAA